CCTTCGGTGAGCACGCCCACGTTGCAGAGCACTTCAATCTCCCCGCGGTCGAAGGCGTCCAGGATGCGGAGCCGTTCGCCGTGGGGCATCTTGCTGTGGACGGCCTCGCTCCTCCGGCCTGCGGCGCGGAATGCGTCCCGCAGGGCCTCGGCATGGGCGATGCTGACCGCGAAGGCCACGACGTGCCTCCTGTCGGGGGCATGGCGGGCCAGCGCCTGCACTGCGCCGTGGACGTGAACGCCCTCGCTCATCCTGTCGGAGAGCTGGGCAAGGTTGAACTCGCCCTTGCTGGTCGAGACGCCCGACAGGTCGGGTTCGGCGGCCGCGAAGATGCGGAGCGGAACGAGGTAGCCCTGCTCCTGCAGGTCGGACGTGCCGATGGAAAAGCACAGGCTCTGGAACCAGTTCTGCTCCGGCGCTCTGCAGCGTTCTCCGTAGATGTAGCCGTGGCCGAGTCGGAACGGCGTCGCGGTGACGCCCACGAGGCGCATCTCGGGGTAGTAGTCCCGCAGGGCCTCGACCAGCGTCCTGTACTGGCTCCTGGAGTCGGCTGGAGGCAGGCGGTGGCACTCGTCCACGATGAGCAGATGAATGGTCGGCGTCTCCCCTATCCGGCGCACGAGCGTCTGCGGGGAGCCTATGACCACGGGCCTGCCCAGCTCTACGCTGGAGCTTGCCGACCTGCAGGCGATGCCGATGCTGTCCTCGCCTTCCGGCCAGACCTTCAGGAGCTTGTCCCGCGCCTGCCGGACAAGCTGCTCGCGGTGGGCGAGGATGCCGATCCGCATCTGGTAGCGTTCCATGCAGGCCTTGACCAGAGCCGAGAAGAGGATGGTCTTTCCGGCTCCGGTCGCGGCCTGGAGCAGGACGCTCCGCTCAGTCCTGACGGCCGCCAGAACGGAGTCGAGGGCGTCCTGCTGGTAGGGGCGAAGCTCTACCACGGCATCTGGCTGGCGGGCTGGGGCTGGGCCTGCGGAGGCACGGGAGCCTGCGCGGGCTGGACTGCGCTAGCGCCTGCCGCGCCGATGGGCTTGTATGAATTGATGTTCTGGTAGTCCTTGCCGTCTTTGGTGCGGATGGACACCTTGATGGTCAGGGCCTTGCCCAGAAGCTCGTCCGTGTCGCCCGGAATGTTGGGGTTGAGGCCCAGCGCCTTGCGGATGCTCTTGAGGCGCGAGAAGGCCATGTTCTGGAACTTGGGGTCGGAATCCCAGAGGGAGAGGCTGTCGAAGGTGACAGCGCCTGCGCGGGAGCCGTCCTGCACCTTGTACCAGAGGGAGAGGTACTTGTCGCCGGAGGGCCATTCCTTGAGCTCTGCGTTGGAGATGGCGACGTGGTACTCGCCGGGAGAGAGAAGATCACGGCCGAATTCGGAGACGGTAGAGAGGTCCTGATTGCCGAGATTCATAAGTCACATCCTTTGCACTGCGTCTTGCATTGCGGGTTGAGGGTTGCAGGCATCTTGCACTTGCTATGCGGTTGCCAGAATCTTGTTCTTGATGTGGAGCAGGTTGGGCTTCTCCAGAGGATTGAGCCGTCCGCTCCTGTCCTTCGCGAGGCCGACGGGGTCGTTGGTCTTGAAGGCGAGATATTCGGTGCCGTCCTCAAGGCGCTGACGCTCGAAGACAAGCGATTCGTCGAAGTAGCTGGTGAGGCGGTTCTTGAGGCCCGTGCCGGAGATGTCGGGCACGGGGAACCTGCGGTTGAACTCGTCCTTGTCGATGGCGATCAGGCAGCTGAAGGCCACGCTGACGTCCGGCAGGTCGCGGAACGTCTTGATGATGTCGGTCATGGTGGCCGTGTACTCGGCCCACATCTTGAAGGAATCCGTCTTGCTGGGATACTTGCTCTGGAGGTCTTCGGCGCACCTGGCTGCAATCTCGGTCAGCGAGTCGATAAAGATCCAGCGGTAGCCCGCCTCCTTGAAGGCGGGGCTTTGGCAGTACTGCAGGGCCTCGCGGAACTCGCTGATGCTTCGTATCTCGAAGCCCTCCACCTTTCCGGCCGCCACGAGTTCGCGGCAGGAGAGCAGGCCCGACTCGGCAGAGAGGACAAGGGGCTTTTCCGGCGCAAGGCCGGAGTCCACCCACTGGCCGTCCTTCCACTCCTGCCCCAGCAGGCAGCGGATCTGGCTGGTCTTGCCGATTCCGGCAGGGCCGAGGATGAGGCAGCAGATGCGGTCCGTGCTCTGCGCCGTGATTGGTCTAAGCATGGCTATGACTCCTTGAGAAAGTCGAGGATGGCGATGTGTTCGGGCGCAACGGCCCTGCCCGTCTCGAAGCGCACCATGGCAGGCAGAAGCTCCGGCATACGCTTCACGATGTCGATGCGTTCGTTCTCGCCAACGCCAAGACGCTTCGCGAGGAAGGCCGCATATTCGTCGTGATTGCATGTGCTGAAGCGTTCCACGATCCCGCGCACGGAATGGATGTTGTGCCTGCGGGCGTAGTTGCGGAGAACGATGGCTCCTGCGCGGAGCGACCACTCGGGCGACTTGAAGATGGCGTGGCCGTGAGCGTCGATTCCGCACTGCCCTTTCCAGTAGTTGGGCTTGCCGTTCGGCGTCTTCACATTGACGTAGTTTCCGGCCTTCCTGCTCAATGTCCCCGCCTTGCCGACCGCAGGGGCGGGTGCAGGCTTGGCCTTGAGCTTGGCCTCCAGTTCGGCCCTGATATTCTGCGATGCCTCCAGCCTGCGCTGGAGCTCCTGCGCTCTGCCGTGCCATGCCAGAGCTTCGGCCTTGAATATTTCGGCGCTCTGGACGGCTCTTTGGCCCACGAAGACGCCTCCGCAGGCCACGCAGATTGATGCCCCCGCGAGGAGGGCGAGAAGGCTTCTACTTGCTGGCATGACGCTTCCCTGCCTTCGGAGCGGGGCGCTTCTCGCAGCGGACCGTGACGCCCTTGAAAGGCTGGATGCGGCGCTCTCGCTCGGCCCATGCCCATTCCTGGGCCATGAGCTTCGCTGATGCTTCGCTTTCGGTCATGCAGGCGTCGTATGTGGGGTAGCTGGCATCGTCGGCCTCCATGGGACCGGAAGCCATGAGAAAGGTGAAAACTGCGGTATAGACAAAAGATGCGGCCATCTTGTAATCTCCTTGTGCTTGTTGAGTTTTGTTGAAACTCGCGTTCGAAGGCCCTGCGGTTCGCTCCCGCGGGGCCTTCAAGCATCTTTGCTAGCCGATGCGTTCCATGGCGATGCAGGCCTGATCCAGAAGAAGGCAGGCATCACTGAGCGCGTCTATGTAGTCTGGGTCAGCCGGAGCGCCATCCTCGATGCGGTCCTCTTCGGCGTCCGTGAAGGAGGCCATTTCCTGCAGCATATCGGAGATGCGACCGCGCAGGATTTCGGCCTGAGAGTAGCGGAGGCTCTTAGGCATGGCTGGCCTCCCTTTCCCGTTCGATGCTGATTGCCTCGCAGCAGGCCCTTCCAGCGTCTGCGAGGTGGAGTCTGACGTCCCAGTAAGGCGTTGTCGCCTCGTCGCCGAGGTCATTGATGATGGCACGGGCCTCGCCGAGCAGCATTTGAATACCGTCAGTGATCGCGAAAAGCCGTTCTTCAACGCTTCTTTCCATGGCGTCCTCCCTTTGAAGTTTTGGGGCCGCCCCGAAGGACGGCCCCTGTATGTGGAAAAGTTGATTTAGTTGCCTGTTTCGCGTTGGTCACAGGGCTTTGTCATGCCCTGCGTGGAGTCTTTCGCGCTCCCTGCTGTCCCCCGCCTTTCGGCTTGCCTCGTCTGGCTCTCGCTCTTGAGGTGATTCTTGGGGAGCCCCCTTCGCGGCCGGGGCCTGCCGCCTTGCGGTTCCGGCCTTCCGGCCTTCCTCCTGCTTGGCAAGTCCAACATAGACGAATGTCTAATCCTTGGCAAGCAAAAAGTAGACTTCCGTCTAAATTTTTTTCGGCAAAAAAGAGCCTGCCAGGGACGGGCAGGCTCGTGCGGGAGATTCTTATATGTAGACGGCTACCGCTTCTTCGGCTTTACCGCATCAAGCACTTTCACCCCAGCCAGAGACTTCGGCGGGTTTGTCGCACACATACCTTCCGCAACATATTCAACAGGAGGATTCTTCCACCTGTCTTCTTTGCGAGCATAGCATCCAGTTTCATCAGTGAAAACTATGTAAGGCCCTTTGTTTCTATACACCTGAGCAAAAGCAACAAATTGAACACTGTCGCTTTTTGCAAAATCATTTTTACTGTCATGGTAGTTGCCCAAGAATGTTGCGTAATCTTCCCATTTTTTGAACATTACATCCATA